CCCTCGGCGAATGCTGTAGCCTGTGGGCCTTTGTTAAGCATTCCAGTGATCACCGCAGAGCCCGCAATCAATGCAACACCCGCAGCAGCTGCGAGCACAGGGTTTTTAATTAGCAACTCCTTAAAAGCCTTTGACGCTGTAGCCGTTGCAATCAATGCCTGTCCAAAGGATTTCATGAATGCCGCAACGGATCCCAGTAATTTCTTGCCAAAATCTTGAAAGCTACCGATTTGGCCCGTCATAATATCGCCCAACAATACCCCGAAATCTTCGAGGCCCTGGGCGGTCAAATTATTAAAAGCCTGGTTAACGCCTTCCATAGCGGTAGCCATGTTTTTCTCATAATCTGAAATCACTAGGGCCTGCTCTGTAGTTTCCGCTTTTACTACCGCTGTGTATTGTGGCAATGGCCCAGTAGCTTTAGCAAAAGCCTCAATAGTTGGCGAAGTTGCGCCAAATTGGCTAGTGGGTTGTATTGCGCTATTATCAAAAGATTTTGCTTCGGTTAGTTTTTCTACTGCTACCGTTTGTTGGTTTATTGCATTTGTGCTTTGAGCAATAGGCGTTATGCTTAATCCTTGGGCAGTAGCCATTTGAACTATGGCGTCTATTTGCGTTTGGATTTTTGCGGCGTTTGCTGCGGCTATTGTGCCTATATTCTTTTGGCTGTCTATAAAACCTTGCACTTGTGAAGCAGAAGCCCCGCTAGCATAAAGTCTATTTAATTCAGCCTGTGTGCTTAGCTGAGCCTGCTGTTTGCCTAGTTCGTACTCAAGCATTTTAGCGCTCAACTCTTGCAACTTTGCAAATGCGGCTTTTGCTTTTGCCTGCTTAAAAATTTCAGCAGTCAAGTTACTAGTCGCAGTTTTTAACTCTGCGCTGTTTACCTTGTCAATGCTTTGGTTTGCTAGAAAGTCTGGGTAAATTTTTTGTATTTCTGCTAGCGCATTTTTACGCTCTCGCATGCTGGCGTTATGGTTATTTACAACTGCCAATAAACCACTAACACTCTTTACCTCCTCTTCAAAATTCTTTTGCGTTTCAGCGTTAAGCTCATTAAATAGCTTCTGCTCTTGAGCCGCCTTTTTAGTTTTTTCCGCGTAAGCGCTAAGTGCGTAAGCTATTGACGCTATAGCGGTAGCGGCCAATGCCCAAGGCGCAGCGGCCATTACTAAGTTAAAGCCCCTTTGCACTCCCGTGGCCGTGCCAACTGCGGCAGCGTAAGCCGTTTTTGCTGCTGTTAATGCAGAAGTGCGCAAAGCAAGCAACCCCTGCATCGCCGCGCTCTCTTCTTGTAGTAAAGTTTCTATTTCTTGTAACCCTGTAACCACTGCCATAACTGCCTGCAGCTTAACCATGGTTTTTTGAAGATCTTCACTTTCAACGCCCATCAAAGCAATGGCGCCCTCTGCTACAGAATAAGCCCCGGCAACACCTTGCACAGTTCCTATTACTGCGTCAAGTTTTCGCGTATCACTTGCGAAATACGCAACCTCTGCACGTGCATCGCCTATGCTATCTTTTATTCTACCCGCTTCACGAATTATATCATTAGCTACATTTTGGAACTCTGGACCTAATGCCCGCGCTTCCATCGCCAAATTTGTTAACTGCCTAACAGTTCCCGCTGTTGGATTTTTAGTTGCAATCGCTGCTAGCTTCTCCTCAATGCTCTTCGCACTCTTAGCCACATCGGCAGACATTTCACCGCCCGCCTTTTTTATTACTGATATCGCATCATTAAAGCCCTGTCTGAGCTTTTCAATGTTTGCGCCAATTACTATATTTAACGACCTTGCCATGCTTACAATTCTATTTTATAACTATCTTCTTGCAATAAATAAGCGCCATCTTCGAGCAACAAATAACTGGCACCAGATGGCACTGGCGCGGCATAAATGTAATTAATTATAAAGTCCTGAGCAACGTGGTAAATCCCAGCAAATCCTGCCTCATCTTCAACCAAATGCACCTCGCCATCGAACTCAATCGCTTGGCAGTATACCCCATTAAAAGTATCTGGAAAGGTAGCAGCTTCAAACGCGGCCCGAACCTGCGCGGCTGTGTCCATCGCATCGGCAAACGTGGCCCCAAAACTACTAACTTGCACCCGAGCAAAGTCTGTGCGTGAGTGGCTTGTGTTGGTAGGGCTTGCAATTACGCTGACTAAATTATAAGCGATTGCAGGAAATGCAGACTCTTGCGGAATCCGCAAAGGGTTTAAGCGAGTGGAAACCAACGCCGTGAGGTCTGACGCATTGCTTAAAATGTTATATACTATTTTTATTGGTGCGCTCATGCCTTGGCGTCCGGTGTTAATTTATCAAAGACATGCGAATATAACCTAACCGCTTCGTGAATAGACAAAAACTCAGGTTCCTCCCATGGAAATGTTAACAGCCTTTTCGGTTCTATTGGCTTTTTTAAGTGGGGCGCCATGCCTGTAGCAACTGCCCAGCGAGTTATTTCCCATTGGTTTCTGTACTGCTGTTGCTGCGCCTCACGCATGCCCTCCAATTTCAAACGCCAAAAACGTGGCGAGCATTTCCAAAATTCCCGCTCAGTTAGATTCAATTCGCCGTAACTGATGCGCTCAATCTTGCGCCAAGTTAGCGGTGCGCCGTCGCCCTTGGCTTTTACTTTCCCTCTGGCTCTTCGGTGCTAAAGAAATCACTAACGGCCTGCGTAAATCCATCTAGCGCAGGACTCAACTCTGTAAATCTTTTAACCGATGCGCCCAATTTTTGGATTGTGGGATATGGCGTTTTTTTGCCGTCGGCTTCGTAGCCTTCGAGAATCCCATAGAATGCGCAACTCAGTGCGAAGTCCATAGATTTGGCAAGGTCTTTTTGCAGGTTTAGATCTGCGAAATTTTCCATTCCAGCCAACTGCATCACATTGCGCAGGCTGTTCATGTTAAACAAAAGGGGGTGCTGAACACCCCCGATGATAATGTGGCTCATGCCACAAAGATAACAAATAAATTATGAAACGGTGCCAATAGTCAAAGCGCCTGTACCTTGCAAAGTTCCTGTGAAGGTTGCTTTGTCATTGTTGGGTGCGCTCAAACTCAAGCTGCTGAAGAAAGCGCCGCCTGTTAATTTTTGATCTCCTGTGCTGTTGGTAGTCATTACAATTGTAACAGAAGTACCCGCTAACAAATCGGTCAAAAGATCTTTAAAAGACAAACCGCTTGTGCTCACAGATGCATCTTCTTCAAAAATACCTTCAACGTTCAAAGTGTAGCCATATTCGCCGGCGATAAACTCCTTTGCGCCTGCGCTGTCTTTGTTAGTAACGTCGATCATATCTTTAGAAATGTCGATTGAATGAGATGTCGCGTTTGCGATTTTGGTCAAGGTTCCGCTCACATCTTTATAGATGCTTATCAGCGTGCCGTTTACTGGTCCAGAGATTGCCATGGTTATTTGTATATTAGATTATTTTTTTTAGCTAAATCGGCAATGATTTGATCAACGCCTTTCATTATGTTTTCTTCGACGCTTGTGGCGTTTGAATCGACGGCCCTTTGCATAAAACGCACGGGGGCAATGGCGCCTGTATAGCGGCCTGTGCTCGATTGGATTCGCTCAACCGTGCCGTATTCATACATCACGCCCAAATAGTTGTTGTGGTACTCCTTGCGCAAGCCAATCAAAGCCTTATCATAGTTCTGATTATCCTTGCTATTAATAAAACCGATTGAGTCCCGCAAATCGCCTGTATCAACTGGCACCAAACTTTTGGCCGTTGCGATAATTGGGCTTGCGCTTTTCTTTAAAACTTGCTGAAGTTTACGACTTTTCACACTGACCCCCATAGCCTTTAGGGCTTCCAAGGTTTCAGCGAGTCCGTCGATTTTCTCCATTATTGCGTTAATTCGGTTTGTAGTTTCAAATATAGATTGCGCTGAAGGTTTGCAATGTTAACAATGTTGTGCGCTCCATTGTCATCAACCACCCTGTGCTTAACGCCTACGGCAGAATTGAAACGAATGGTATACATTACAATTTGCTTATGCTCGCGCCTGTCTGCGTTTACATTCTCGGCGCCACTTTCCTGCTCAACACGCTGCGCCCAGGCGGTTGCATATTCCGTCCACGTTTGCAGCTTTTCGCCTGTGTTTGTATCTATGGTTTCGGTGTAACTTTGTAGGCTCACCAAAACATCCATTAATCCCGCATTCATCAGATCATGATTTGGATTTTGTACGGATCGAGTAGGTAGTGAAAGCCGAAATTCATTTCGCTGTTAATACTCCCCGCAATGATGGCCTGCCTGTTATCGTAATACTGTGCAACCAACAACAGCGCCGCGTGCTTAATCGTAGCGGGTAGAATTGTATCGGGATCTACAGAAGAAGTGCCGACAGGATTAAAACCCTCAGAAATTTCAACAATATATTTAATTGTATCGTCCGTTATTGAGGATGGCGTGTTTTCAAAAAAGATATTTCGAGAATACCCGCCCATTGGATCAGGCGCAACCAACCAATCGCCAGAATCAAAAGCAACAACTGTTTGCGAGTCGTTCACATAGCTCACAGAGTTGATCGCCAAGCAGCGCGTGTTTAAGCGCAGATAATTGCCCGAAGGTATATTGAGTCCATTCACGGGATTCACGAGCGCAGGCTGGCCAGTAAATGAGTCAAAGCCATACTTTGCCGTCCCTTTGCGAATTGAGTAACCCAAATAATTACTGCAGGCATCAATTGCCATAGAGATAAGCCCCGAAATGTAAGTATCATCTGAGGAACTTGTAACCCTTAAATGGGTTTTTGCATCTGCCAAACTGAGGTAATCAGTTGCGGCATTTGCGAAGGCGGTATATCTACGGCTAACAAACATTATTCTGCGTCTAGTTCGGTTTCAGGGTTTACTGGTTTTGCCTTCTTTGGCTTCGTTGGCGTCAATACTGCAATCTCTTCAGCAACGCCCGCCTCAATTAAGAGCATAGCCTGCTTAGTTTCCATTATTACTTCCTCGCCTACATTGTAACTTAAATTAAATTGCCCTGTAGGGTTTGCTGTAAATCTCACTTTCATATTGGCCCAGGGGCGATGCAGTCAAGATCACCCCCGGCACTCGGTATTTAATGACTCCGAGCAGTCAAGTTATTAGGCTACGATGTCCTTACAAACTGCGAAGGCAGTAGGCTGCAACAAGTTGCAATCTAAGTAAGCATTCAATACAACGTTAGTCAAGCCAGCAGTAGCACCGCTATAAGGGTCAACTGTCAACTCCATACCACCCCAAGAAGCGATAGCCATTTTGCTGAAATCTCCAAAGATCATTGCAGACAAAGTTGAGCTAGTACCCTTAGACAAGTTTGAAGGAACCAAAGTTGAAGTGGCTACGTTGTAACCGTTCAATTCAGCACCACCTGCAGGCCAGATGAAGTTACCTTCAACACCTGAAGCTTGGCGTGGGATAGTTTGCAAAGCGGCTTTTACTTTAGGGTTGGTCAAGTAAGCAACACCCTCACCGTTTGCGTTTTCAACGGCTTTCATCAAGTTAACAACGTCGGCCCATACTGGAGCGATTCCGTTTGCGTTTGTGCTGTTAGAAGATGCGCCACCTGCAAAAGTTACGTTAACTGAAGAGTTAGCAATGATACCGGTTGGCTCGTTAGATCCACCGCCTTTAATAGCAGCAGTTTCCAAAGACTGAGCCATTGCATTCAACAACCAGTTACGCACGTAAGCGTCGATTGAGTTGCTAGATTGCAACATCAACTGGTTAGAAACTTGAATGTAAGCGGCCAAACGCTTAGGGCTGAAAGTGATTTTGCTGAACGCGGGGCTCTTTTCAGTAGCAGTTCCGTTTTCAGTGTTCCAACCTGCAGAAGGCACAGTTGAAGCTGTTGGCATATCCAAGTTACCAACCAATCCGCTCAACTGCTGCACACCCAAACCGCGCAATACAGTCTTAGGAAGCAATACGTCGATAATAGAACCAACAGAAGTTTGAACGTTTACACCACCTTCAGAGCCAGAAGTTCCGCCAGTAGCAGACATATCACGCTTAAATACTTCAGAAGGGATTTTCATAGAGTGAGCGCTTACGCTTACACCGCTACGCTGATACTCGCTAGAAGCCAAGGCAGAAAATTCACCTTCAACACCTTCGCGACGGCCAGAAATAGCCATATCGATAGCGCGCTTAAAGCTGTACTCTTTAGCCATTTCTGACTTTTCTTTTTCTTCGCTACGGCTAGCAACGTGGCCAGCGGCTTGAGCTGCAAGATTCTGCAACTTTTCCAAGGTTTCAACCTCTGCTTTGATCGCGCCCAAACGAGCCTCGATTTCAGCCAAGCGATTAGTTTCTGAATCGGCCATAGATCTGGCTTCTTTTTCAATGGTGGTTTGCAAGGTAGACAATTCGCCTAGCAAACGTCCACGCTCTTCTTTAAGGGCTTTGATTTTATTCATGATTTTGTTTTTTGTTTAAAGGTTTTGGTATCTCAATAAAGCCAATTTAATAACATCGGCAGAGGCTTGGCTTCTTTTTGCCTCTTCAATTTCTTGCTCCTGATCACGCATAGCAACAATGCTACGGGCGTCGGCTTCAGTATCGGCGTAAGCGGGATAAGTTACAGGGCTAACGTCGTACAAATCCTCGATGACCTTGATTGTGCGCTTGCCCATAGATCCGTACTTTTCTGACTCGCTCCACATTTGCTCTTTGATTGTAAAAGCAAATGAGCTTTGCGTGATATCGCCGCGCATGATAGAACGCACAACCGACATATGTGTGGGATTCTCATAATCTGGTACCCAAGTATATTCAAGATTGCCGTCGCCATTTACAAACACTTTGCAGGTGTTTGCTTTTGTGCGGCCCAAAATTAACTCGGCTTCGTGATTAAACAAACAGCGAATGTCGTAATCTTTTGAAAGAGCATTGTCAAACGCCCCTGGCAAAATAACCTCCTCAAAATATCCTAGATCCGTAGCGGAATTAATGACAGCAGCAATGCCGCCAATTTCTTTTGGCATGCCTTCGCCTTCTGACCTGGTGTGGACGGTGCCCGTAAATGTGCGCCTTTCTTGTTTCATGTTAAATGACTTCTGTATTATTGGTTCCCTCTGGATTGTTGTTTTTGTCGGCGGTGCTCATTAGTTGCGCAATCTTAGCGTCCATGTATTCATCGATTTTGCTGGACGGCATCAAATTAGATTCGATCAAATATTCATCGCCTCCATTAAATCCGTTAGCATCTTCAAACATGCGGGCCTCGTTACGTGAAAGCCAACCGCCGCGAATGCCTTTATTGTAATAGTCAGCGCGCTCATTGGCGGAGGCTCTCAACAGCGAATTAAAGTTAAATTTAAAGTAATAAGTCAACTTGTCGTTTTCTGTTAACAGCTTACGGGCCATTTCCTGCTCGATGTTAATCGCATAGGATGCCAAAGTACGTGCGTAAAAATCTTGATATTCCTGCTCAACGCTGGACTTGATGCCATCCTTTGCGCCGATCATGGAGGCGGGCACCCCAAAAATACGGGCGATTTCCTCAGCCGAAAATTTGCGGGTTTCCAAATACTGAGCCTCTTCTGGGCTTAAAGATAGTTTTTCCATCTTGATGCCATTTGGCAACACAGTGCTGCGGCTTGCCCCATCAATTACATCGTCAAGCGATTTCTTTAATGGCACTGCCTGCTCGGGTTTAATCTGTGCGTCAGATGTTAACAAAAATTTCAATACTCCATTTTTGTAGACGCCAGCGCTCTGGCTAATTGCTGCCAAATCAATGCCCAAGGTTTCGGCGTGCACCACGATGGGCGATAAACCCACAAGCGGATCATCACCACAAAGCCCTTTAAAGTGCAACATGTCGGCCGCTGGAATCATGCCAGGGAATCCTTTTCGATTCACTTTGTAAAACAATTGGCCGTCCTGCATGATTGGCTGAACGTAATCAGGTGCAATCGGGTGCAACTCAATGCCCAAATATCTGCTGTCGCGATTGATAAAAGCGTAAGCGTTGCCCTTCAGCGCCAAATGGCTCACCATGTATTTGGTGAAATCGTATTTTGTTTGATACGGGTTTGGTTCGTTTACCAATGCCGTAGCGTAATGGATTACAACCTGCTCGCGATTGGTGCCATCATCTTTATACAACTTTAAAGATAGCCCCGCAATACCGTCTGCAATAACTCTAACGCACGCGTGCACCGACGCAATAGATAACGCCGTGCGATCATTAACCGCCTGACCGCTTTTTGTTTGATATCCGAAAACATTTTGTAAAGTATTCACAAGCCAATCAGTTGGCTGCGATAAGCTACTGCGCTTCTCCGCTCTTTTTGGCTGCCAGAATTTTAGATTCATCGCCCGCAAATTACAACTGCCCTAAATCAATCACGTTAACAAATTACTTATTACGCCCCTGAGCCAACCACCTGCTGAGCGCTGCCCTGAATACATCGTAGTTTTTGTACCTTCTTATCCCAAACTTGCCAAAATACTTTTCCTCGGTTGCATTGTAGGCATCCTCATAAGTCCGATATCTCGGTAGGTTGTTGTAATATTCCTGCATGTAGTCATCCAAAAATTTCATAAGCTTACAAACCAAAAATCTGATTCTTTTTCTTTTGCGGCATCCTGCATGCAAGTGCCCAATGCCATAACTATCGAAACAGGCCCATCGACTTTATCGCCCGACTTCGCTTTGTCTATTTTAATGTTGCCCGCGGGATCTGTGCGCAGCATTATGTTGCCCATCATCCAACGCGTAACGGGATTGCCCGCGTGCCTTAATTGTTTATCCTTTGTCAATCGCTCCAGTTCTTTGGTAGGCGCCGACATTGATACAAAGCCCTGGCCGAATGGGAACATTTGCAGGCCCTCATTTTGTAGCTCAATGACTAACTGCGAAGAGTTGAATCGGTCAAAGGCAATGTCTTTGATGTCGTACTGTTGCGCCAACTGAATAACCCGCGCCTTAATAAAAGCGTAATCAGTTACGTTTCCGTCCGTTAACTCAATATGCCCATCGCTCGCCCACTGCCTAATCGATTGCCCTGCTGCGTCCTTTCTTTTATATGCCGTCTCCACTGGCAACCAATACCATGAGCGAATCGCGTGAAATTCTGGGAAGTATAAACTAAATGCGCAAAAGTCACCCGTCGACGCCAAATCCAATCCGCCATAACACAAAGCGCCTTCAAGATTATCCGCGCCATCGCAAGCCTTCCAATCACTATCACTTATCCAAGTCATTGCCGTATCGGTCCAAACGTTCAGCAGTTTGGTTTTAAATTCAACTTCTTTGTGCACAAACTCCTTGGCCTCGGTCAATCCCTGCTCCAACTGCCTAGGGTTTACAGAAATACCCCAATTTGGATTTGCTTTGGCCCATACTGCCGGGTCTGTCCAATCATCGCCCTCATCCAATGTATAGATCACCGAAAACAAAGCATCGTCTTTTATATTGCCACTCAATACCCCTGCGCAGTACTGCCGGTGTTTGTAGCAGGGTGCCTCACGATTGAAGCCCGCCGTGGTAATGGTAAACAGCAACGGCTGCCGCCTTGCCCCCATTGAGTTGCGTATTACGTTATACAGCTCATCATTTGGGTGGGCGTGGTATTCATCGATACAACAAAAGTGCGCATTGAGTCCGTCCTGCTTGCCTGGGTTCCACTCGAGCGGTTTGTATATTGACTGCCCGTAAAGGATGCGCCGATTGTTTACAGAATTGTTAACGGTAAGCGCTTCATTTAACCAGGGCAGATTTTGGCAAACCCTAACAGACTCGCCAAAAACCATCATGGCTTGGTCCAACTTTGTAGCCGCGCTGTAAACTTGCGCCGCCGATTCGTCATCTGCAATAAGCCCGTATAGCATAATGGCGCTGCTGAATGTAGATTTACCATTTTTGCGTGGCACTTCAACATAGGCCCGCGTAAACCTACGGCTACCATCCTCGTTCAAAAACCCAAACAGATTCCAAATAATAAAAGCCTGCCAAGGTTCCAACTCAAACGGCTTGCCCGCATATTCGCCCGTCGAATGCTCGAGCTGCTCAATAAATTCAATGGCATGCAAAGCGTAGGTGTCAGAGAATCCCCAACCCGCTGCACGATCTGCCACGTATCTATCGACCGCATTGCGCACGTGTTCACAAACTGGCACCGCGCCAGATTGTACGTCGCTTATATACTTTTCAACTTTTTGCACTGGCTTTCAAAAATGGCCTTTGCCTCTTCAGCGAGTTTCAAGTTGCGATACACAAACGCCTCATCCCACAAACCAAACTTGCCACACTCACGGAATCCGCTGCCTTGGTCCATGGTGATCACAAATTGATGGCCTCGCTCTTCAATCCTGTACTCCCTACCTTCATATTCCACGTGCGCCGTTTCAAATGCGGCTTTGTGCGTTGCTTTGTTAACTGTCTTTTTCATGTTATGCGGTTTTTGGTTTTCTTAATAATTCTAATTTACTCGCTGGCTTTACGTTTCCCGTTTCAATTCTTGCCCGGGCGCTCGGCGTGATCCCAAACAACTGCCCCATCTGCGTGGCTTGCTTCAATGCTTTGCTGCGCACATCATACCACGGCGAAACAACACGCTCGCCAAATCTATTAACAACAACCTCGCCCTCTTTATTGTTTATCTCACAGGCTTTTTTATACAAACCCAATTCGTTGCAGTACCCGGCAACCAGCCCGAGATCTGCGCCAGCCAGTAGGTTATTATTTTTCAACTCCTTGCAAGTGATATCCCAATACTCAAAGCCCAATTCATTTAGGTGAGCGGGTGGTTGTGGAACTCCAACACTCAGCTCGACAATCATCGGCTGGTCAAGACTTCGGTCGGCGCGAAAAGTCCCCTCGATTTTTTTTAAATCAACGGGTTTGCGTGGTCTCCCTTTCATATTTACAAATATACGTTAAAATTTGCAAATCTATTTTCGCCCATGTGTGAAGAAAAGGAAGGCCTGCGGTTTTGCGGGTCCTGCCTAAAGATTTTCACCCCCATACGGGTCGAGATTCCTTTCCTTGGCGCTCTTGCTTGCGTGGCAGGAATTGCACAAAGGT